TCAGATTGTTCTTTAACGATTACTCGAATTAGATCTCGTTCTGCTTCAGTGCGAATCATAGAGTTACTAATCTCTTGAATAGCACCTTGTAAATCTTTTTTCTGTTCGGGTGTTAATGCGTAATTCATGACTTGTTGCTCCTAACGATACCACCACTGAATACACCACCAAGGATGACTGCAGCCATCCAAGTATCAAGTGTGAATGGAATGTTTAAAATAGGGAATAATGTATTCAATGACCAAATGGTTGCGATTGGTGCAAGAATAACAACTGCTAATATAATAGCGATAATAACTAAAATTTTCATAATTCACTTTCAGGATTGTCCCAAGGTTCTTGGGTATGTTTACGAGATAAAGGTGGAGGATTATAATTATTTGATTTTGGAATAACTGTATTTTCTAATCGAATGAATAGGCTAGTACAAGATTCCCAATGCTCTGTATTTTTATAACCCCAAAACGGTACTTCAAAATAATTAAAATTGGATATTAAACCAGCTGTATTTCTATACCAGTCAGAGTTATCTAATACGATGAACGCAGGTTTACCTTTGGATAGTATTTGTTTTGTTAGTTTATATCTGTTACATGCAGAGTCAATAATTACAATGTTATTTTGATTATCTACAAGATCAAATTCTCCATTAGTTAATTGTCTAGGTTCAACATGGATATATTTTGTTTTAGTTAAAGAATCTTTCATCTTTAAATACCAGTCAAAATCAGTTTCAAATGTAGTCAGAGATTTTACTTTATCTTCAAAATACAATGTACTGTTGCCAGATCCAAACTCAACCATATGATAGTCAGAAAAATCGTGACTTTCAAAATAATCCATAAAAGAATATGTAAGCAATGGATATGGCTTACCATTTCTCATTGCAATTCCATTTTCTATAGATTCAAAATATCCTCTTAATTCTAAACTACTAAGCATACTACCTAAAGACGCACCTTGCTTGGTCATCTTTTTAAAGTTAATGTTTTTCTCAAATTGAGAATCATCGCCTGTTATGGCATATGCTTCACCAAGATAATCAAACTGTTTCATTACAGATTAAAACTTACTTTCGTTACGGAGTCCCATCGGAAGGATCTCCACTCTTGTTTTTCTGTATCGAAGACACGGACTGCGGAACCAGAATCCTTGGTACTTGTCCCTTCGGTTTTTGGTTGCTTGTCTGTTGGAATTCGTCCTTCACTGAGAGTACATCGCATATCTCTAAGTGTACCATCTTTTTTGGTAAAAGTAACGCACAGGTCTTTGATGTTTTCATCGTGTAATACTCCAAGAGTCCATGTTTTAAATTCTTCAAACTCTTTATCCGTTTTGAACACTGTTTGCATTATCAATTTCCTTTTTCAAATCTTCAATAATTGGACCAAAAAATGATAAGAATTCTTTGGTTTCATAAAATGTAGTGTGACCATTATCTGTTAGAATCTTTCCATCTTCTTTGAATGAAGTTTGTTTAATTGTAAACTCAATCAAATCATATGGATGAGACTTAACAGTAATTACTCGTGTTAATCCATCACGGACTAACTCATACTCATAGTTCATCGGTTGCCTTTCTGTGCTTAGGTTGACGAATGTACTGAACCTTGCTCTCCACTTTTCGCATGCGATATTTTGGAGTGCGTAAATCCTTTGCTATTGGATTTCTAGGTTTCATTGTCTTATTATACATGTCTTTCTCTTACAAGACAAATTTCTTTAGTAGTTGTTTTGCATCATTACATTCACCCATCAGATTATCCATTTCTGCAAGGATAATCATCTGCTGCAAACTATCTGCAAGTTGTTGATCTTCATCATCCAATAGAACATACCATTCTTCGTATTCTTCAACTGAATCTAAAGACCACATATGGTCTAGCATCTCCACTTGATACTCAGTTAGGTTTTCAATCTTAATCATCTTCCATCTCCAGATTATAGTTAATTGCAATTCGTTTATCATAATTTTGTGGTGGTGAAGCACTGTGCATATCACTGCCACTAAAATATAAAAACCTTCCACGAGCAGGTGCTACTTTCGCAACAACTTTTCCATCTTCGTATAAAATTGTTTCTCCATCTGATTCGTTTACATAATACAATAACACATGATGTTTATACGAACCATCTACATGAGGTGGACAAGGTAACTTTGGATAATTATTTGGCTGAGCAACCATGTAGTTGGCTCGTGCTCTAATTATACTTTTACATTTTAACCCACTACCATCAATGAATTTACCCAACAAAATCTCTGAAATATTATACCATGGAGAACTTGCTCCTCCATTTCCTGAAAACAAATGCGCAAATGCTGCAACATCTTGATAGTCAGATGATTCTGGAACATAAGACTCGTCATAAACTGTCTTTCTGTTCAAGTACCATGGAAACATATTTGATGTTAAAGTCTGCTCGACCTCTTCCATCAGATATGCTGGCACTAAATCGTCATAGACTTTGTAGTCCACTATACCATTTCCTTAATGTTAGACCACTTGGCTAACTTTGCTCGTTTGGCTTGTGCTGCTCTTGCAACTGCACTCGCATCGATGATTTCTTCTTCAGTCAGCATCTCAATCATGCATAGCAAATCACCAATTTCTTCTTCGAGTCGTTCACGATTCGTTGCACCCAAGTGCTCACCATCAACTCCGAATCGGAACACCTTACTTATCGCTTGCGCAACTTCAGCACACTCTTCTTGACAGATAAGCATAATTTCTTCCTGTCGTGCTGTCTTCATTCTATTCACTGCAAATTTATTCATTTTAACCCCAATCTTTCTTATCACCGTATTGCTCATTGTAATCGTAACCAGCATGGTATGCTTCTAATTCATCTGGTTCAGTTGCTTCTATTCTTGGACCAGATCCACCACCAACTCCACCACGATGTGGGTCACGAGCACGATGGTAGTAAGAGTCAGCTGAACCACGATCAAAGAATGATCCATGGCTCTTGTCAAACATTGAAGTCAGTGCTTGTGCTTCTTTATAAGTCATTCTAATCATTATTGTTCTCCATAATATTGAGCATCATCGTTTGCCACTTCATCGGCATAAGACAAGAACTCGTACTGTTTTTCAAGTTCTAAATTTTCACGCTGTTCAAATGCGTCTTGTACCATTTGAATTGGAATGTTAAGTTTAATTGCGATAAACTTAGCGGACATACCTTGTTCAATTAAGTCATCAATTTCCATTGCTAATTCAGCCATTTTACTCATAATTATACCTTTGAAATTTGAACATCATAAGAAACACGATTCATCTTGTGGTCATACACTGTCATCGTTGATGCAATACCGATTGCATTAAACATATTCTCAAACAACTGACGAACAACTACATTCACACTAGCTGAATCACCAACACCACGTTTGATAGCTGCACCTGTCGTATAGAAAGATACACCATTCACAATCACACGATATTTCATAATCAATCCTTATTTAAAAACTATCAAAGCCAACAAGATGCTGTTGAAGAAGAAACCGACTGCATTCGATACGATATACAGCGTATCTTTTTGCACGATTGCTCTAAACAAGAACAACATCAAACCAGACCAAACAAGAATCACCATGCTTACTGGTGGAACATTGTTTGAATAACCTAAAATCACTCCAAGAGTCGTTGGAAGAGTAGCACCATGAATCAGTACCATTCCTAACCAACCACTAAGAGCACCTAACTTTTTAATTGTATTTTCATTTTTCATACAACTATTATACCCCAGATTGCAATTAAAGACAAGCACTTTCTGCAAATAAAAAACCCCTGTATCTACAGGGGTCTGGGAGGGTTAATAACCCTACAAGTTGTGGGGTTATCCTAAGTTAGGTTATTTTTGAAGATTTTCCAAGCATTTTCCCATGTCCATCTCTGGCTACCCTTTAGGACTCTATCTCTATTTAACTGTAAACAACCATCAATTGCATCGCTAAGATTGTCATTCATGAATCCAGTCTCTGCCTGATCAATCACATCCAGTGGTCCATCGCATGGGAATGCTGCAACTGGAGTACCACAAGCCATCGCTTCGATCATTACAATGCCAAATGTTTCCCATTGACTAGGAAATACAAACACTTCAGCATTTGCATAGTATCTCGCTAAGTCAACACCAGTCTTAAATCCAGTAAAGATTACCTCAGGATACTGTTTCTTGTATGTTTCAAGCATTGGTCCATCGCCAACCATAATTTTGTAGTATCCAGGATAGTCTAATTTAAAAAATTCTTCAAGATTCTTTTCTTT